CAAAAGCCTAAGGCTGGCAGTAAAGTTCTACAACATACAGAGTATGCGAGCAACGTCCCTTGTTAACTAGAGAAGAGCCTCCGGACAATTTAAAGTCGTGTCATAGAAAAAGTAATTCTTAAAATTTGTATTGCTGGGCTGCGACTTACACTAACTGCGCAAATAAATTCAAAATATATGCCCATTGTTAAACGAACAAAAGGCAGTAATCGATACGTGTTTTGACAATGGTGCAACGTCCACCAGACAGACAATTATGATATAGGTACACAGTCACTCGTGGAATAAACCGCTTTAGAGTGACGAGTGTTGAGGCGCTTCTTCGATGTGTGATTGCCTCCAACAATTGGTTTTTCAGGATCGCAGACGTCCTTGTACGAAATCTTTTCATCCGCGATGGCTTTCTTGATTTTTGTGTCACGCTTTTGTTTATTTAATCGATGGGTACGTGACATTGACTTATTCACCATTTTCTGCAAGTTAAAGGGCAGAGGTTGGTTTTTGGTGAAGTGATCAAGACGAAAACCACGTGTGATGTGACGTGGTAAGGGTGGTTTAAGTCTTGTCTTGTTTGGGTCAATTTTTGTAATTGAGCAATCGGCAGTGCGTATTTTGTCAACCCAGTTATGTTGAGTTGATTCGCATTTAATGCCAGTGATTTTACCAATCGCTTCATCTTCTGGTTCATTTGGTATTATCGGGAAATCATGAACCATTTCTTCAGGTACAATACCAGGTGCAATTTTGGGATTGTACTTCTTATAATTATAATCCGCATCATCTAATAACCTACCAATCAACTTACTTTGACGTTTGTTTTCGTCACACCAATACATGTGTTCAATCAAATCATCATCCCAGTTGATGCGACGTTTGCTGAACATCCGGTCCAGTTTCTTTAAATCTACATCCTGTAGGTCATAGTGATCATTCAGCCATTGATAAGATTCAGGGCATATACCCGGTGTGGTGCCACTCGACAGCCAACTGCGTTCGAATCTTATCTTATCCATTCCTTTAGCTTTCATGGCTGGCAATTGTTTAAAATGGGCAAATTTCAATGAATGCCATTTCCGCATAAACGGAATATGGTTGAAATTTGCTTTATAAGCTTGCGCATTCTGCTTCACCCAAGCAGCCTTTTGAAGGTCACTCAAGTTCATGACAGTGGTAACATATGCCTTGGACATATTTCTTGTAGGAATTTGTGTGCAATTATATGTAACACGACCATCAATTCTACAAGGTATAAAATATGAACTGCAAAATTCAACATCACTGAGTACAGGTGTTGAAATTTTAGTTACCAAACCAAGAGACAACAAATCTTTGTTGTATTTAACTAAATCAATGTGACAATTATTAAAGGCAATGACAGTGTCATCACCACATGCTATCATACGCCATAAATCAGCATGTTTAATTATATCAAATTGTTGATGCAAACAATATAATTGTGCAACAACATTAATTATCACATTTCCAATGCTTGTATTGACAGCACCTGAATGGCGCCGCCCAATGTACCTAAACCTAATCCTGCCTTTTTCATCCGTTTTGTTACCTTTTTCATTATGCAATAATGCGTTAATATCGGTAACATATCTAAAAGTACGTAATAAATTACGTTCTAAGCCAAATTTAACTTCGATCCAATCCAATACCTTTGAAGGAATTTGAGCAATTTGATTTCCCCATTTCTTTAAAATTAATTGAATATATTTGCCCAAATTCAATCGTAAACTTTTATTCGCCCAATTACATGTCCCATGTGTTTGATACTGAACACATAGCAAATCATCCCAATCGACATGTGGCATATTTTGAGTGAGGTATTTATAGACTTGGACCTCCAAGGACAATAAATCTTGATTGATGTGTGCATCAAACTTGGTGTAATCCGTCTCAACGAACCATGGATTTGAAAAATTTGATGTAACATGGTCCATCCATCCACCTATTTTTGTACGATCCATTGCTGCGCCATATGTAACATTAATATTATTTGGCACATCCTCATCCCGCTGATAATAACACCAAGATTTTTTAATAACCTTCTCCATAGTATAAATTGGCGGCCCCGTTATTACATTGATCATTGGATCTGTAGCGCTAACGAGCCGTGGTGTAAAGTCTTTCTTGAAAAAGACCTCCCGTTTGATGAATGAGTTAATTGCCGTGATTTTATGTTCCAAACGCGCAACATCCCTCATTTTAGCAAGAACTTCATTGACTTGAGCTTTCTTAGACCCAGTCATATGTGCCTGCCACTTCTCAATTGAATCAAGCTCCTGAATTGGTCCACATGGAAACAACCATGGTGAAATATAATCCAAGAACTTACTCACATCCTCCAACTTATCCTTTTCCATTGCTGGTACCTTCCTAGTAATACGGTTGGTGATGGCAGTGTAAGCGCTATGTTCACATTGTGTGTTAAGCTTACACTTTTTGTAATTACAATCAGACAATGCATTACCCATAATGGGGGCAGCATCATCATCACAAGCAGTTGTGCTTGGTTCGTCAACCATCGCCTCTTCATCCTGTTCAACCAATTTAACACCACAACAAGTACCCCGGATAGCAATGTTAAGTAACACAGCTCGTTCAACGGAGGGTATTGTAGCATCATATTGATCCAACACCAGCTTCACAGCATCACATCTTTTGGCCATATAACCAAGAGCCATTTGGGTTAAGGCTTCAACGATTACATGCTCGGATGCATCACCATTTTGGTTGCGATATTTTTGGGATAATCGCTTTGCGGCAACCAAGGGAGCATCTTTCAGAGTGATTTCAGCTAACAAATCAGTGAAAGCACTTTCAGAAATAATTGTCCGGTTCACTGGATTAGCATAAGTGGTCAATCGTGACTCTTTGCTAAGTATGCTTTCAGTTAAAGCTCCAATGTCATTGACCTCGAAATAATCAAAATACTGACTACTTTCAAGATAATGATACTCAAATTTGGCCGAATAATCTGAGCAAACCAATTTATCATTATTTAATAATTTCCAACCACCGGCAGAACACGCTGCAATTCGATCTTTTAAGGCTTTGGCAGTTGGTAAGACAATAACATCACCTGGATGTTCATCTTTGAACACAACAGGTAATCTCGCAAAAGGTGCACCAAACATGCCTGATTCAATATCCAATTCTGGTATATACTTTGATGCTGTAGTTCCAATCCTACGCAAATTATCAGCATCATTTATCTCAGGTCTTACATACTTTGGTCTTTCTATTGGTGCATTTGATTCTGTAGGTGGTGTTCCATCTTCTATAATATCAGAATCACATTCATTATTACAAATTAAGGCGGTTTGCACTTGCAGGGCTTCTAATGTTTCTGCCTTTTCATCTGCCTCTGCTAATGCTTTACACGGTGATAAGTTTTCAAATTCTCTAATCATATCACCAATTACTTCGTTATCAGACGCGTAAGAATCGTCGCACTCCTCGGCATTATAAACTACATCTTCATCAGTAATGCTAGCATGAGATGGTACATTAGTGGTGGCCGGTGTATTCACAGCCACATCTTCATCACTATCAAATACCAAACTAGCAGAACCGGTAGTTAAGGGAGAAGGATAACGATTCTTACGAATCTCCGACAATTTATTCCGAAACTTATTGAATGCAGACTCGATCTTTCTTAGGATCTTATTCTGACTTTTTGTGGATTGATGTTCAATATTACGATCAACAACGAAGCTGATGGAATATGAATCATCGGGCTCATCTCCACAATCTTCACTAGGTAGTAATGCGACTCGTTCGCCGTCTAAATCACTAGTGAGCGATACATCCGATAAATCTGGATCATCTAATGTGTATTTTACACCAGATGTATCATAATAATATTTCAGTTCTCTCACAATTTTTTCATTTTGGTGTACAACTGCTCTGTTGTCAAATACATTGTTTGTAATGGAATTGACAATGACAGGTGTATCAATGTTCCGTATAACTACGCTGTCATCAGAAGCAAGGACCATCTTGCTTGAGATAATGGTAGGTACACTCTGGCGTATGTTCGTGGGCTCATCCTTCGCCGATGAGTTATCCACATTATTCTGACTTTTCGATAGGCTGTATTTAGCAGCATCAAGAGTCTCAAAACCCTTTAAATGTTTGTCGACGCCTACGGGGACGTCAGTAAGGCTTTGCCTTCCCAAAATATTCATAACAACCATTGATGAGGTCGGGCACGACCATCCACACGGCTGGAACCGAAATATAAAATAATAAAATTGTTACTGGCATATTGGCTTAATGTCTGATAGCAACAATATCAGACCATACCCTATAACTATGCCAAGACGTCTCTATACCACCACAATATAGATACCACACACATGACCAACCTGCAGCGGAATTAGTCGTCTAGTGTGTCTTCAGACCCGTACGTCAATTGGATCCTAAGGGAGAGTTTAATTTATCAATCGACCATGCCCAGTCCAGCAACATGGTAAATCCCACGATTATTAGGCTGCAAGCAGTTACCCACTTCATGACTTAAGGCTCATGACAACCAAGCATATAGCACCATTACCGATCCGACTATCATTCAATAATACTAAATTAGTAACTGTTTGCAATTTATTCAACATATACATCTGCTCAAACATTCTTCACTCTGACGTATTGCGGTCGATTTGTTTTATTACCCATAGGTAGTCCAGATCGCTGGGAGCGACGTACACGTCTTGGTCTCTGTGGTAACCCACGCGATTTGGTCTTTCTTTGATTTTTCTTTCTCTTTCTTCGACCAGATTGTTGAGCAGCATTGATCATACGACGCCCAGTTTTGATGTAAGGCTGTAAATCTTCTAAACCAGATAATACGATATTGGCAAATTTACCAGCACTAGCAACAAAACTTTTGAATGAGTGCCCAGAAACCGTTACCGGAAAAGCAACAGTATCACAAGCAACACTCCTGATCTTATTAAAATTTTGATCAACGGGGGATGAATCACTGTATATGGGTGTGGGACGTATCAATTGGCCTTCGAGCCAGACTGAACCATATAATATGGCAGGATACTCCTCACCTTCTGCTATTGTTGTATTCATTTTACAACAGATAAATGGAAAATTGGTTGAATTTGTGATATAATTACGCGTTGCATAACTTGAATTTTGAACCATTGATATTCCACGCATATCATTCATTTCTAATTGTTCTTCACGTTGGAATGGATTATAACGTGCGGTACATCCTTTTGAATTTGGGAATTCCTGTACGTTTCGCATATTTCGCACAGTCTCATAAACATTTGCCCCATCCTGAGTCGCACGTAAGCCACCATAGCATTTACGGACAGCAGCTATTGCTTTATCCATCGGCACTTTGGAGGTTTTGCTATTTTGGTGAATGTAAGGTTCCAAAATATCATATGCCGTTTGCACCTCATCAAATTTGATTTCATTGCCATCGGCGGCAGTAGTATCATCGTCCAATATATTATATAACTCACCTGGTTGCATTTGGCCACCCCAAATGTTGAGCAAGTAAGTAGTATCATCACTGGTAACCATCTCTATCGTAGGAAGGCATTTGATCCCACCAGCGAAGATGCGTAATCCATCAACCAATCCAGTAAAAGTAGCTTGGCCATCAGCAAGACCAAGAATTGTATCGTGATTGCGAAAATTAATTAATGATGCTCCTTGAGAGACGAGAATTGATTGAGTGGCAGCGTCTATGGGAAAGACTAAGATGCCATAATAGTTTGATAGCCATCCAGCCTGAACTGCATTCTTATCTTGCTTTATTGATAAGTCATTATGTCCATATAGCCAGATAGCAATAAATCCATCTGATGTATTGACACCTGGATTCGCAGGAGTATACGTATCAACGTAATCTCGCATACAAATTGTGTCATCTTTTCTCAAGTCTGGAACTCTTGCTGAAGCTTGTGCTTTGAATGGATCAAAGACAGCATTCAGAAAGTCAATAGAGCATTGCTTCATGGTTATACCTCCAACCTCTGAAGTGATTTTATCGGCGGAGTTATCTCCGTTAAAATGTGTGTTTAAATTAAATGTCATATTTAAAATGTGTGTTTTGTTTTAATAGGCCATTAGGCAATTATAATTAGTAAAACATTGTTGCATGACAATCGGCTTGATCCTTTACAGCAACTTAGTAAAAGCGTACCTCATAGTGATTGCCAAGTTGTAACTTCATCACCACAATGAAGGTCTCACACGAACGTAGACTGTGCAATACAGGCGCCGGTGCGTTCACCACGTCACAACCATGAGTGGCTAGCCAGGTTTAAAAGTTCAGTAGTAGGCCGCGACTTACTCAATCTGCGCGAGAAAAATTCAAAATAAAAAGCCCCTTTTGTGCAGGTTGCATATAGCTACCAAGCACGCCTGAACATAATATATC